TCAAGCATTACAAGCAGACCCTTCAAGTAGTGATGCTGATTGCTTTATCACGGTGGCAACTGAAGAAGAAGCCGCTAATCCGCAATGGGATTTAGGAGATGTTCGACAAATTGGATGGGCTTCATCGAAAGGCGACCCATTTCCGACTCTTTCGCCCGGTGTTGTTGACCCCGACAATTTTATTGTTGAAGATTTGTATATCTATTCAAACTCAATTGACGGTAGTGGAACTAATTATCTAATCACGATGGAAAAATACGACACTACCGATTGGCATGGTGCTTTAACGATGGTTAGAAATTCCGCTCAAGATGTCTGATTTAGATATTCGTCACTTAATCCATAATTGAAATGAATCGTTCCGTGTGTTTTATCTTGAATATCATCAATTAGAAGGCGCAGTTTTTCTCTTCTAGTCGCTTCAACCCCTGAGTTGAGGCGCAGAAAATGAATGTGTTGTTGCCTGGCCTCAGCTAGAGTAGCCAGGAGATTCATTTCTCTGATTTTTAGAGCTGTAATACGGGCTTGCATTGTTCCATGATTTACCAGGAGTTGAGAAAGTTGAGCCGATCTACCGGGATGCCCTAATTCTGCTGACTTTTTTGGCCATGAATTCCATATCTCAGTCGCTTCTTCATTCAATGTAGCTGCGATTAATTGTTTCATTCTTCTCCCTCACAAACAGGACAGCAGCTCTTACAATATGTTCGACGGTCATAAGTGCAAGCCCAAGCATCACCACAATGGCTACAAAGCGCAGATAAGAAGCTCATTCAAACAACTCCTTCTCAAAAAACTCCATAGTTTTCTTAATTAGTCTAACTTTCACCATCATTTCTTCTAATTTATCAATCTGAATCTCCGAGTAGCACCCATTTACCTTATTTTCCATATCACATTCAGTATTGCATTCGCATCCTTTGGCTATTTGTCGCCATTCAGCCTGTTCAAATGCCTCTAAACCACCCAATATCATATCCCATTCATCCGCTCTAAGCCCTATCATCACTTCTCGGACATAATGCAATTATATTATATCTTCTATTTTGTGATACAATCAGCGCGACATTCATAGGCTCGATGGCCTCTTGTCGGGATAAGTTGCGGTCGTGATAACCCACCTTCAGGCGGGAACGGGCACAACTTAAGGGAGATTTCCGCCTTCGGCGAAGGATAGGTAGGTAGTCGAATTACCGGATTATGGAAAAAAAGCCCGCTCCTGGCTAACACTTTTTTGATTCTTTGCGGTAATCAATGTTCATAAACCGGAAGCGAGTCGGGATTTCATGGCAAAGAGTGATTCTTTCTTTATCCGAGCACAAGTGACCGGCAACGCGACATATGCACAAGCAGAAATTGATTTAGGTTCATTTGTGAATCTAGGAGTGAGTAAAAGCACTTTACTACGGGTTCATAATATTCAAGCTAGTTATACAGATGTGTCCTCGCCTGAAGCGGTGATTTACTACGACGGTGCTCAACCTGGTTCACTAATTACCTGGCAACTTACTACTCAAACACAATCAGCAATCATAACCGCATTGGATAAATCCTGCGTTGCTCGCGGAACTCGATACCAAACTGTTGTGCCTGCTGGATTTAGTGGCGGCGTTATTGCACCTGGTGCAGTTGATGAAATACAAGATATGAACCCAACTATGTTTTCAAAAGGCTATTTGATAGGAACGGATTCAATCTTCTTGGGAACTGAGTCAAGTCAAACTATGGATTCAGGCGACTTTCATGTTTCTTTAGTTTTAGAATGCACACTAGAGAACGCAACTCAAGCAAATAGTGTAGCTCTAGCACTGAGTCAGCAATAGGTGGCCATATGGCTGCAACCGACATCTATGCGAAGGCTCTTTGCCAATTGCTAGAATTTGACCTCATTGCTAAAGGATTAGATCCAAAGCTTGCCAAAATTCTATCAGGTCGGGCTTGTGAAACTACAATCACCGAATCCTATGCAGTAGGAAAGAAAGCAAGAGCCAAGAGAGTACAGAAAGTAAAGCGTTCATTAAATTCATGGCAGAAGTTTGTGAAGAAGAATAAAAATAAATACAAATACAAATCGGGTTCTAGGAAAGGCCAAGTTAATTTCAAGAAAATGTCGATAGCATTCAAGAAAACCCCAGCAGGGAAAAAGAAGAAGGTGAAGAAATGAAGAAAATTGGTGAATATACGACAAGAGGCTTAGTTGGATTTAGAGAAGTAAAAAGAATATCACTCTTCGATGGTCGATTCGATACAGGATATAGGTTAGTATCTGTTCAAGCATTACAAGCAGACCCTTCAAGTAGTGATGCTGATTGCTTTATCACGGTGGCAACTGAAGAAGAAGCCGCTAATCCGCAATGGGATTTAGGAGATGTTCGACAAATTGGATGGGCTTC